CAAGCAATATTCTTAAACAAGCTGTTGAGGTTGCTTCAGACTTTCAAGGGGGTGATCTAACTCCGTCAGAGTTAATTAAGAAAGCTACTCCTTACTTTGAAAAAGGAGATATGGGTGAAAGGCCAGAGCAGGTTGAGCAGAACTTACTACAAAAAATGTTTGGTGAGAAATCATCACAAGATATTATGTATGATGCCTACGGTGAAAGTATCTTTGGTGACGTAACTGGTGCTGATGTTTTTGCTAGTATGTCTGCTTCACCTATAAGAGGAAGAAAGAAAGACTCAACAACTAAAGTAGATCTTGGGGTTCTGTCTGAGGATGCAGGGTTTGATAGTGACTTGTTAGAAGACGCAAGGGATAGACTATACACAGAGTATTCAACTTGGGCAGATAGTAACCTTGCAAAAATACCTAGATTAATAGAAGACACAGAAGATCCACAAATTAAACAAGATCTTCAAGACCAGTTTGACGCAATTAAAAAAATAACTACAGCTTATGAAAGCACTAGAGAGGCTTTTCAATTTTATTATGATTTAATGAAATTATATCCAGATCTTGCTCAAAATTATTTTTCAAATAGACCAACATATAGAGCCGCACTTTCAGACCCTGTTTATTTTTTAGATGGAACAGCTCAACTTTTTGAGGATACACAAGAATAATGAGTACTTTTCAAGAACGTCAAAAAAGAATAGATGAGTACTTCCAGGGAGGTGGAGGTATAGGAAGACCCCCCGAAATAAAAAAGCAGGAGGGTCTTTCTCTTATTGAAACGTTATCTATTGATGATAACTACGGCATCATTAAAGATTATATGTCTGATCGATTTGGTATGGAAGAAACTGAATACGACAAAAGAAAGATCATTGACTCTTACATAAATCAAATGAGGAAGTTTAACGCAGGTCAATCTGTTGTTGCTGTTACTGAGTTGACACATCTTAACTCAGGAGAGGGTGACAAGCTTGATGCTAGACGTGCAAAGGCTTCTAAAGCTTACGAGTTGTTTGACAGCCTTGGTGGTGCTTTCAGTAAGGACAGAACAGTAGGAGAGAAGCTAGATGCTGTAGGTGACTACGCAAGAGCACTTATAGTTGACCCAATAAACTTAGTGTCTCTTGGTGTGGGGAAGTTGGCTGCTGCAGGTACTTCTAAAGTAGCAGTACAAGGAGCAAAGCAATTAGCTTTTAGAGCAGGTAGGTTAGCCGCTAGTAAAGCTGCAAAACAAGGCGTAAAGAAGAGTGCTGTTCAAAGGATTCAAAGGGAAGCAACACAGAAAGCTTTTCAAGAAGCTCTAAAGAAATCAAAAAGAAAAGTAATACTAGATAAAGCAGACAGAAAAGCTATCTATGGTAGCCTTGCTTTTGACATGGCTGCTGCAGGTGGTGTTGATCTTACTCAACAACAAGCTGAAGTTACTTCAGGATTTAAAGATGATCTAGATTTTTTTCAAGCAGGACTGTCCTCAGCAACTGGTGCTCTTGGTGGTGGTCTGCAGTTAGGTCTTATAGCTATAAGCAAAACAAAGAATATACCTGTTGCTTCAATTGAGTTACATCGATCATCAGAGATTCAAAAAGATTTAGATAACACTCTCAACAGTGTATCAAAGAAACGAAGAAAAGAAATACTTGCCAGTGCAGACGTAAATCAAGCTCTACTTCAACTTAAAGAAAGCACTAGTAGGTGGGCGCAGAAAGTTGCAGACGGTAAGAAGTTAGCTAAAGTTTCTGAAGATCCTAAAGCTTCTCTTGATTATGATACTGATTTTGCTGTTATGTTCTTTAACGGTAAGAAGGATGTTCAACTAGAAAGAACAGATGCTGCAGGGTTTGAAGGTCTTGTTCAGATACTAGCGAGAGCAGGATACAGACAACCTTTTGATATGAACTTCACAGACTTTTTAGGAAACGCTTTTGAAGATCTGTCAAAAGAAAACAAGGACATTGTTCTTGAAGCTTACGATATTTTAAAGCAGTCATCAGATCAATTAAAAGATTTTAACTTTGAAGAATTTATAAAGTTAGATGCTGCTGCTGTTTCAGAGGGTGGAAGAATACTTCAGGTTAAGTCACAAGGTAAACAATTGTTTACTAAACTTGGGTTAGAAGACCCATCTCCTGAACAAGTAGCAGATGCTATTCTAGATCCTGTTAATAAGACTACTTACGAAAAAGTAAAAACAGGAGCAATAGATTTTCAAAGTGCTCTTATAAGATCCATTATTACACACCCTGGAACAACAGCATTAAACATATTTGGTTGGAAAGCTGCTACTATAAATCAAAGTATCTCCGATATGATAAGAGCAGGTTTGTATAGTGGTACTGCTCTAGCTAAAACTGTTGTAGGTGATGTAGAGAACGCTGCTAAATATAAAAAACTAGCTGTGTCTATGATGGATCTTCAAAGGCAGAAGGTCAGAAACATGGTTGATCCTTATGGAACAAAGGATACAATCTTAGATTACATGGCTGTAAGACCAGAAGCACAAAAAGAAATATTCAGGTATCTTAATGGTGGTGTTGAAGTCAAAGGTATTCTTGACGAATTTGAAATGAACCCCGACAAAATAAAAAGTAAAAACTTTATTCAAAAAACTAATGAAATGTTTGAAACTTTATACGCTGTTAAAGCTCAAGACTTTATTACAAAGACTCAAGAGTTTGCGTATGCCATAGATAAACAAGTAAGAATAAAATACGGAAAAACTTTTAATGAGTTCTTGCAGGATGATGAGTTAGTAAAGTATTTATCAAGACCTGGAACAGAAATGTTTAAAGAATTTGCAGAGATAGAAGCTAAAGCAGTTCAAGATGCTTTACGTAATACCTTCTCAAAGAAGTACGGTGGTAATGATGGTTACTTGCAGAAGTTAGCCAACGGAATAGAAGAGGTAAGAAACGTTCCAGGGTTAGGGGTTCTTGCACCCTTTGGACAGTTCTGGAACAACAGCGTAGCTTTTATGTTTGATCACTCTGGTATTAGTTTGATTAACAAATATGTAGTAAGAGCAGGTGGAGAAGCTGCACAGAAGAGAGACACTCTAGATCTAGTAACTAAATCAGCAGTAGGGTACAGTGCTCTTGCTATAGGAACTTATAAACAAATGCAAAACCTAGAAGAGGGTCTTGCTTGGTACGAAGACAGAGATGATTCTGGTGCAGTAGTAAGTTATCTTTACGAGTATCCACGTAACGTTCCAATGTTAATGGGTAGAATGGGAGCACACTTAGTTAGAGATCGTGCAGTTCCTCAAGAACTACTCAAAGCTTTTGGTGACAACTTTGGTACTCGTGCTTTAACAAGAGACTTTGGCGATTCATATGGTGCAGTAATAAAAGGTTTTCAGTTAGCGGCAGAACTTGAAGATCAAGAAGTTCTTGACTTAACAGGACAATTTTTAGGTGAGATTGTATCTCAGTACGCATCTGGTTTTACAAGAAGATTTGAACCAGTTAATCAAACACTTGCTATGCTTAGAGGAGAAGACTACGAGGTAGTAGATAAAAAGCAAGGAGTTAAATGGATTAATGATTCCTTGAGATACACAGATGAAATCTTTGATTATGTAACTGATCTTGTAGATGCTGAAGGAGCAAGAGAAATAGTAGGTAAAGGTGGCAAAGATAAAAAAGAAAAGGCTTTGTCAAACGAACCTTTACCTGTACCCATAGGAAAAATTGTAGGGTATCGAGAGGTTCAACCTTCTTCAACAATTCAAAAACTTTTTAACGATATTGGTAGACCTGAGTGGAACACAGGAATAAGAAACAAATCTCCTGAAGCTATCAATCATTACAATAAATATGTAAGACCTCAGATAGAAATGTTAGCTGATGTTGTTCTTTATAATAATGATTGGGATGATCTATCTCTAAAAGAAAAACAAGATGCTGTTAAAGCTATCTTGAGAGTAGCTAATTCAAACACTAAAAAGTCACTTAAACAATCTTTAGATCCTAACGAAAAGAAAACGAGTCTTATCTTCTCTATAAAAGGTGCAAGTTCAAAAGCAAGTTTAAGAAAAGCTATGAAATACTTTGACGTTTCTGAAAAAGATTTGTTTGATCTAGATGTAAATCAACTTTACATGCTTGAGGATATGATAAAAAGATTTGAGAAAGATATTAGAGGAACAGGAAAAAGGTTGGGGATAGAATAAAAAAAACCCTCAGACTTAACTGAGGGTTTTAGTTTAAGAAGATTTATCTCTACTCTTTTTATATTCAAGCATAAGTTTTGAGTACTTGTATGCTTGGTTTACAATCTCTTCTGATCGTAGATACTTTCCAGATCCTAGCAAACCAGACAGTGCAGCACCTGCAAAGTAATCCCTACTTGGTATATCACCAGTAGGAATCTCTTCTTTTATGAACTCTTGAGCTTCTTGTTCAAGGGTTTTTTTATTATCTTTACTCATTTATGTTTTTCAACCCACCTCTTACGAAGACGGTTTAAGTACCAGATAGCTTTGTCTATATCTTCTAGACCGTTCTTTTGTTCACACCTCCACATATACTTAAGAACGTTAGCAGCGTGAGGGGCAATAGCACCTGACATATTTTCTGTCATAGCTTCAATGGCTTCAATGCACTCCAACTTTGATTGGTTGTAATGTATCGGTTTATTTACTGGATCAATACTCAAACACTCTCCACACTCATCATTATCATCTAAAAGGTTACCACACTTTTTGCAGTACCACGAACTCATCTCTCCCCACTGCATTACTATTCCTTATCAATAATAATTAATTCTGCTTCAGTGTAGGGTATGTGATAGAATGTTTCTCGCCTGTCAACTCTTGCAAAGGAAGGTTTCTTAATAACATCATCAGTCATTTGAACTCCTTTTATTTTCCAAGCTTTAGTATATTCACAGTTGAGAACATAGAAAAACAAGTTATCTATTTCGTCTTGATACTTTTTAACTAATCTTTGTTTTCTTCCTGGGATTCTAACTTCTTCCCATTGAGAAGGCCATCGACTATCTGGTAATAAAGTAAACCCTCTATTACTTAAGTAGTCTTCACCCCACTGTGCTTTACGTTCAACCTCGTGGTAATAAGTTTTACCATCCTTGACTGAAACAACATCAGCATTATAATCTTCTTCTGTTGATAGTATCTCATGCCCTTCTGATTTTAAATATTTTATAAGGGCTTGCTTTGAAGGTTCGTTGACCTCGTTATAAACATCTGCTCTAAATTTTCTTCTGTACATACTGCCTCCGTTTTAGCTCGCATAGTAGAAGTTGTTGCTCATAGTCAGACATTATAGGCCAATTCCTTATTTCGTCAATAGTTCTTTTACAAGCTAGACATAAACCATCATCACCTATCTCACAAACTTTTTCACAGGGTGAGGGAGTGCTCCCAAATCTAGGAGCAATCTCTCTTCTTACATGAGGTATACTCATTCACACTTACGCAGTCCTGTTGCAGGATCAAAGTAGCAAGCACCACCTTCATCTACAAAGTCTTGTGTCTCCTCAATGACATCTTCATCTACTATTTCTTCAGAGGAAGAGGAGCTAAGTATTCCCATACGTTTTCCTGACGCTCTGAAAGTTGTACATCCAGAAGCACCACCATCGTAGGCATCCATGTAAATCTTTTTAAAGTCTTCCCAGGATACATCATCGCCAACGTTACAGGTTTTACTACAAGCAGAGTCAACAAACTTAGAAGCAACATTAAGAACTTTAACGTGGTCAAACACTGACAGTTCGTTAGCTGTTTTACCTTCTACTTTAAAGACACGATAGCCGTAGTCTTCTACTCTCTCAGTTCTTTCACCGTCAAACTCTTGAATCTTTCTGTCATAAAAAAGATTGTAAGGTGGTTCAATACCAGAAGAAACATTGTCTGCTGACAAACTTATAGTTCCTGTTGGAGCTACAGATAACAAGTGACTGTTACGAATACCAAAGTCACTTATTAAATCTCTTATGTTATCTGGTAACGTCTTTGCAAAATCAGAGTCAAGGTAGGCTTGAGTAAACAAAGGAAAAGCACCCTTTTCAATAGCAAGCTCAACAGAAGTTGTGTAAGCTACATCTCTTATAACTCCCATGATTTCTTCTAAAGTCTGCAAGAATCTTTCACTGCCATAATGAAACCCTAGAGCTTCAATAGCGTTAGCCACACCAGTAACACCAAGACCCATACGTCTTTTGCTTTTAGCTTCTAGCTCTTGTTCTCTCAGTGGGTAGGTTGCCCTATCTACAACGTTGTCCATTGCTCTGACAACGTGAGGAATGTCATTACGAAGTTGGTTCATGTTGAACACGTACTTACCATCGTGATCCACAACGTACTTAACTAAGTTAAAAGAACCAAGAAGACATGCACCGTTTGGAGGAAGGGGTTGTTCACCACAAGGATTTGTAGCCGCTATTGTTTCGCAGTAATGTAGGTTGTTTTTGTTGTTGATCCTGTCAATAAAAAGGATACCAGGTTCAGCCCAATCCCAAGTACTTCTCATGATCTTATCCCAAAGAGCACGAGCATCG